CTGAGTTTTTAAGCTCGTCAGCATTTGCACTAAATCCTGTAGTAGTAGCTATTCCAAACAATAAAGGGCTTGTTACTTGATGGCTTAAAAGAATCTTTCTTAACGCTTCCTCAGCTACGTATGCATATTGTTTGTCTGCATCGCTTACAGGAAGTGATTCTATTGTAGTTCTACTTTCTACATTCGCGTTAAATGAAACTACAATTTGACTACCATCTTCACCAGTTAACTCAGAAATAATTTTTCTTTTAATTTCTTCAGCTTTCTCAGGGTCAGGCAAATCATTATTAAAATTTAAAATTGTTTTAGGCGAAAAACTTGTACTAACTAAGTTATTCAAGTACTTACTTACTCTTTCTTCAAGTTCACAATAAGGCAACCCAGCAAGGTAATCAGGATTAGAGTAATACTTTAATCCAACCGAATAAGGCTTGTAATATAGTATTTCTATTTCTGAACTACCAAAACCAAAAGCACTAATTCTTTTAGGTTCGTATTTTTTAGTATCTGTCCAATCATCAGAATAATAATAGGCTTCAATTTCACCATCTTTATTGCACTTCTCAGCGCGTAACAAGTGTACAGGAATATGATAAGCCTTTAATACTTTTTTATGCGATTTATCGTAGTGTAATTGTAAGGCGCATTGACCTAACATTTTACGGTCTGTAATGATTTTCTTTAAATCTTCGGGTGAAAAAAGTGAAAGTGCTTGTGCGTATTCGTTAGGCTTTTGATTTGCATTAACTGCTGTTAAGCCCCTACCAAAGATTAATTTACAAATATTACCAATTACGGCACTATTTGTAGTACTCGCGTTGTACCTATCGATTAAATATTGAAAGTAGTTATTGTCAGCACCGTATTCAACCCACTCTTTAGAGTTTGATTCAATAACTTCGGGTTGTTTGTATGCTGCTAATTGTAGTATGTGATTACTCATAAATAACGAAATCGTTTAATGTTGTGTTTTCGGTAAACTTACCGTTTGTAATCTTGTAGTTTTCTAAGTTAATTTGATTCGTACAAAACATTTTATCTCTAAATACTACCCTTTCACTAACTGAACTAATTAATTCAAAAGTGTAGCTTCTATTCTGTTTAACTTTACCGTAAAAATTAAATGTTAATGCCGTTGTGTAATCACCAATAACATAGGAAAAACCCTCGATATTAACCACTTCTTTTGTTTGCTCATCGGTTAATAGAAACAAGTCCCAAAACTCCGACTTAGTTATGAAGTGAATCGTTTGATTTGCGTTAATATCTTTAATTATTACCATACTATAATATCCTAAAAAAGCGAATTTGTTGCATAAAAAAAGGGGCTACCTCGTTTGGTAAACCCCTTTTAATACTAAATTTAAGAAAATGTCTAGGACAAATATAATACTTTTCTACGAAGTAACAATGGTAGCTGAAGTAAATAATGTAGCTAATGCTGCATCTGTTGTACAATCTAATAAATTAGCTTCTAACTCCTCATTGCCCACAAGTGTCAAATCATAGCCATTGAAATCTCCCATTTGTACTCCGCTGTTAATGTTCGCTGTTGTCAACTCCATACCACGTTTTAAACCTGCAAGGTAATATTTACCATTACGTGTTTTAATAACGACGTGAGGACGTCCGTAAGCCATCATTTTAACCGTTTTCATTGTGGTAATCTCACGAGATTTTAACTGTAATTTTAAGGTTTGTTCTACAAATGTAGTACCGTTTTCTCTTGAGCTATTAATAACTTGGTCAAAACTATTAGTACCTTTTAACTCGAACTTGTATAGATTAGAAATGCCATTTATGTCGTCTATTACATCCGTGTTGGTTAAATCGTACGTTATATCAGCATCTTCAATTCCATAATTTACAAAGAATACCGCATCTAGTCCCCCTTTTAGCGTTTTACAAGGCTCGCCAGCTCCGTTGGTGATATCACAACTCATAATAATTTTTTTAATAAAAAAGGGTGGTGTTTATTGCACCACCCTAATTAAGATTTATAATTCTTGTTAGTTAACCGCGTTTACAATTCCGTAACAAACTACATCCTCTGAAATAGAATAATTCACACAACCAGTTAATTTCATAATTATACGAACGTTATCATCTCCCAATGTAGCCGAGGTGTCAATTAATTTGATTTCTGAGTGGTCAGAAAGTAAACCACACATAAACTGTAAGTTTGATTTCTGAGCTGCAATCATAACATCATTAGGTAAACCATTAACTAATTCAATTTTGTAACCTGCAAATGTTAACGGTTGACCGCTGTACCACATTGTACCGTTATTCATCAAACCATTTGAGCCTAATCCGTTAGCTCCAAAACCGCCCAACGCTAAAATATAAGCTTGATGAGTTGCCGCAGACACAAATATCGTCATATCAGGTTTTTGGTACAATCTTGTTGGAATAGCCAAAATTAACTTCCCAAGCTCGTCAATTACATTTGCAGCATCGATTCCTCCACCTACTGCTGCAACTTCTTGTGCTGCTGGTAAATCAGCATCGTTCTCTAATAATTTGATGAAACCATCAAAACCACTTACAGCTGAATCACCTTGCCAAATCATTGTTTCAATTTCTGCTGCAACTGCTGCAACTTGTAAAGCTAACAAGTAGTCTGCAAAAGATTTCGGTAATACATCAAAAGCTGAAAATCCTTGTTCTGCTGCTTCCCATGTATCGTGGAAATCTTTTTTACACAATTGCTTGTTAAGTTTCATTTCAACAGGATTCCAATAACGCTCAGTTAAAGTGTAGGAACCTGCTGGTGAAAAATCACAGTCATTTGCAACTAAACCTCCTCCGATGTCTAATCTTTTTACAATCCCTTTGTACTTTACATTAGGTACAATTGTGATTAAGTTTTTGCTTAAAGTGTTACCCTCTAAAAGAGCAGCTGACACCCATTTTTTTAAATCTTCACCTGCATACGTAGTGGTGATATTGCTTGTTGTTGGCATAATTTATTAATTAAATAGTTTATTAAAAATTCTTTGTTCTATTGTTTCAGTTCCTTTGTTTCCAAACTTGTAAACTGCTTTTTGTTCTGTTTTATTCTCAGGGTTAAAAGTTATAGGTTTAATTGTTTCTTCTAATTCCACAACTTCCTCAACTTTACTTAACTCAGCAATTTTACTTTTCAACTCCTCGTTTTCCTTTTGGATAGCTTCGATTTCTTCTGCTGAGAAATGTGATTCTCTAACAGTAGATTCGATAACTTTTTTAGGCGTGCTTGCTGTTGGTGCTTGTGGTGCTGCTTCTGCTTCAACTTCTACTTCTGCTTCTGCTGGCATTTCTTCTTCAGCTTCTTTTTCTTTAACCTCTGAAATCATACCCTCAACTGCAACAACTAAAAGTTTACCATCTTCAAGTTCGTACTCACCAACAGGTAAAGCAATCTTTTGCTCATCTTCAGTAACAATGAATACTTCATTTTCAGCTTCAAACATATCAGCTTCGATAACCGTTACACCATCCGCTAATTTCATCTGCTCCAACTTAACTTCCATGCCTAACTTAGTCATGATAGTTTTTAAAATTTTGCTTGCATTCTTCATACTTCTATATTCTTATTATGTGTTTTTGTTGCATTTAAGACACTTTAACCCTTGGTGCTGGTTTAGGTGTTATGTTACTTATAGTACCTCCTGTAAGCTGTCCTATCCCCTCGTGTTTGAAATCCCCATCACAACATTTTGAGTTGTAAGTTCCGTCGTCGCAAAGGCAACCTTTTTTACCTCCTTTTCTACCTCCTGTTTTTTTCATAATTATACTCTTATTCCATATATTTTAACCGTCATTGCATCTATTCCAGTAATATTGTCTTTAACAATAAAGCCTAATCTGTCCGTTGAATATGCTTTTAATTTTAACCCCCATTGTAAGCCAAAAACATCCTCTAAATCAATTACACCTACATACGATTCAGAAGCACCTACAACGTTCGTTAGCTTGTAGGCTTCATTTCCCGAACCAAAAGCTGGTTGGAAATTGGCTAACTTAATCATATCGTAATTTGATTTTAACCCACTTTCAATCGTGTACTTGCCTTGCGTTTGATTGAAATAATAAAATTCTAAACCATTCGTTAAGGCTGTTAATGCTCCAAATTTCTCCAATGAAGCCCCTGCGTCTGCAATATCGAAAACAACCGTATTAATATAAATGTCGTACTCTCGTGCTTGAACATAAAAATCTTGTTGATTTACCGAGCCATTTACATTCATAGCTGTTACACCAGTGCCATTTAGCTTCATGTATTCTGCTATTGGTAAAGTAATTTGTTCAGCTTCTTTTGGTGGCTGAGGAATTACGTAAACATTAACCGAACCATCCTCTTCGATAGCTAGTGAATGTCCGTTCTTTTGGTCGTGTAAACTTGTCTTTAACATACTAAACTTGACCCTCTTCAGTTTCTAAATAACAAGCAATCGCAAATTCAACAATCATCGAAGTATTACCCGTTGGTGTTGTGAATAATACACCTACGCTTGAACCTTTAGGTAAGGTTATAGCTCCTGCTGAAACTGCCACACGTTGTGTTGCTGTAGGTAAAATCGACTCCAAAGCTATTGACCCATCTGTAAAAGTATTACCTGTTGCACCTTTGTAGAATGTTACATCTAATGCCCTTGAACTTCCGAAATTTCTGTTTACGTTTATTTCCCCTGCTACTGCTCCACTAACTATTGTTCCTGCTGTAGGGTTGCGAATAATGTCAACAAAGATATTACCACTACCTCCCGTACTTGCTCCAGTTTGATAAAAAAAGTTAGTAAGGACTAAAGGATAGTTTTCGTTATTCTTAACATACATTACTGCATTAGTTGCTCCACCGTTTGTTAAGGTTATTCTTCCTGTATTCAAATTAAATGAAGTACCACTTTGAGAGCTGTACGACTCCCTATCCGTGTTAATTGAATCTACGTGTAAACGTCCATCGATATCTACTTTCGCACCGTAGCTTTTGCCTGTTCCGTCTTGTATAATTTCTGCCATAATATTTTATTTATTCAAAATGTACATTAACTTCCATACACACCTCACAACTATCCGTAGGCTTTAAAGCAAATCCAATACTCGCATTTTTAGGCAAAACAATACTATCGTTAAAATCTATAACTGAATGTCCAGGAATATGTGTAGTAAATTGTGTGAACCAATCACCATTTGTTATCGTATTTCCGTCAACTCCCT